GATGTGGGAAGAATTTAATGACGGTCAGAAAAAGGCCCTGTGGAGGTATACTGGTTCAGAATACAGAGAAATGAATACCTCTCTAAGACAGGGAACGGTCGCAAATCAAAGACAATCCATACAGGACTATATAAAAGATATGACAGAGGCGATAGATAAATGCCAGATGCCAGATGATGTTTGGGTACGCCGGGGTGTAAGTGCGAACGGTCTTGGCGGACTATTGGAAATCGATGTTGAAAAGCTAAAGAGTAAAGATTTTCAAAACAGTGTTATTTCTACAAAATGTACAGAAAAAGGATTCATGTCTACTGGCGTTTCTAAAGAGGCAGGCTTTTCTGGTATCAATTTGGATATTTGTTTACCCAAAGGAACGAAAGCCATTTATGCAGAACCTTTTTCACGGTATGGGGGAACAAACAGCAACGGAACCTGGGACGGCAAGGAGATAGCTAGCCATATCGGCTCTGAAGCTGAAATCATTGTTCAGAGAAATTCTACATTCCGTATAATGGCGATAGATTCAGATGAAACTGGGATAATAAAAAGAGTGGAATTACTGCTAATTAAGCAGGATTACTAAATTTGATTATTGCACAGGAATATGGTATACTATAGTGTGAAGTATTCTATCCAATCGGAAGGAGGGATTCGTATGGATAAAGACGAAAATGCTACCACTTTAGAGAAGCAGGAAAAGAATTTAGCCGTAGAAATCGAGACGGCAAGAGAGGAAGGAAAGAGTGAGGCTTGGATAAGGCAAAATTTAGACATTTAGACAAATTACGATCTGCAATCTATGGTTTAGCTGTCGGAGATGCTTTAGGCGTACCAGTAGAGTTTATGGATCGTGGTAGTTTTCATGTCACTGACATGAAAGGGTATGGGACGCATAACCAGCCAGCAGGTACATGGTCGGATGACACTAGTATGACATTGGCGACATGTGATTCAATAAGAGAACTACAAAAAATCGACCTAAATGATATTATGAGATGTTTTTCTGAATGGTATTATGAAAACAGCTATACGGCGAGCGGAGAAGTCTTTGATATTGGCGGAACGACTGCAAGTGCAATAAGGCGATATAGCCCAGGGTGCGAATCGGTAAAATGTGGTTTAGATCATGTGAGTGCAAATGGTAATGGTTCATTAATGAGAATTATCCCATTCGCATTTTGTAATTGTGCAAAAGAAGAAATTCAAAATGTATCAAAGCTTACACACGCTCATAATATTTCTGTTACAGCCTGCGAGGTATATGTTCAGATAGCACAAAGACTACTGAACGGCGAAATGATTAAAGATATCCTTGGTACTATGGAATTTAGAGGGCCATTTGAGCGATTTACGAGGATTGGTGACCTGGAAGAGAAAGAAATAGCGTCATCGGGATATGTAATTCATACATTGGAAGCGGCGTTGTGGTGCCTTCTGACAACAAATAGCTATGAGGAGTGCGTACTGAAGGCTGTAAATTTAGGTGAAGATACGGACACCACCGGTGCAGTAGCTGGAGGGCTCGCAGGTATTGTCTACGGGTATGATAACATTCCCTCAAAATGGATCGACATATTAATAAACAAGGATTTAATCGAAAAGTGCTTATTTGCATAATACCACTTGTCAGTAATGGCTGGTGGTATTTTTATATTCAAAAGTTGTGATATCGCAACGGAAAGGGGCACATTGAACCGGATTAGAGAAGATCCAACATAATTACATATTTGTATTTACAAAGCGCGCTGGATTTCCTGGGCGTTATTTTATTGCATAGAAAGGATGAGATTGTGAAAATAGAAGAATTTGTTGCATTGGGAATCAGTGAGGAACAGGCCGCAAAAGCTGCAGAAGCGTCTAAAAAGGAGCTGGAGTCTTATGTTCCCAAAGCAGACTATGACTCTACCAAGCAGGAAAAAGGGCAGCTGGAAAAGGACATCAAAGACCGAGATAAACAGCTGGAGGACTTAAAGAAGAACAGCGGAGACAATGCAGAACTGCAGAAGCAAATTGAAACCCTGCAGGCAGAGAATAAAGCAGCGATGGAAAAGAACGAAGCAGATATGAAAGAGCTGAAACTTTCCACTGCCATCAAGCTGGCCCTTGGTGAGTCTGCCCAGGACGCAGATCTGGTATCTGGCTTGTTTGATAAATCCAAACTGATTCTTTCCGATGATGGGAAGATCACTGGCCTGGAGGAGCAGTTGAAGTCCATAAAGGAATCCAAACCATTTTTATTTAAAGAGCAGAAGACA